GTAATTACCATATTACCTGTTGATGGAGTGTATGCTACGTTAGTTACTGGATTTGGTAAGTTACCAACGTTACTTGTGACTCCGTTTGGCACAGCAGATACAAATGTATGTGCATAGTTACCACCTGACTGGACTGCATTGCTTGCTGTGCCTCCTGCCCAAGTGTGAGCACCAGTTCCCACTGCCTGTGTAACGATACCCCATAGTGATGTTATTGTAGATGCTACGTCAACACAACATGCTTCTGAATAAGTTGTGCTACCTGAGTCATTACTAATAGTATTGTCTTTTACCTGTGTGCCGACTGTATCAGCATTTGTGGTAACTGTGAGGTTACGCATTACCTGACGACAAATATCTCTGGCATGGTTGAATACTTGTACTGACTGTCCTTCTTCACCTTGTAGATGAACTGTCTGAACATAGAATTTTGCTGCATCATATACAGCATTATTTCCACCAAACTCAACGTTATCTGCTACAGCATCTATGATTAGGTTTGTGTCACGAAGACACTTAGTTTTGTAGATACCAGAGAATGATGGGTTATCTGCTTGCATTCTACCGTATGCAGTTGTAGCAATAAAGTTTTGATTTAGACGTAATAGGTTTCCTGCGTCTGCAAACTTGGAATACTTGTAAACACCGTAACTAACAACTGCCCTTGTGACAGCTGTAGAAGTGGCACTTACAAATGTGTGAGTAGATGTATCAGAGGACTCTCCAACAAACACAGTAAATGTATTTGCAGTTACTGCGTCAATAGTGTGCCATGCACCTTCTGATGGATCTCCAACTCTAGGATATGTGTGTTGTGTTTGATTATTGTCTAGACCGCATGTAAATGTTAATGAATCATTAGCAAAGAATATTCTGTCTCCTTTAATTAATGGATGACCATTAAGTGTCAATACCATCTCACCTGTAGTAGGTGTGTAAGCAATGTCTGTTGGTTGGAATTGATATGTTGATAATCCTTCCCATGTATGAGTATCAGTATTTGTAGGTGCTGTTCCATTCAGTGCGTTGACTGTAATAGTAGTGGATGCCACTGCTTCTACTGGCACATCCTTCATCTTACCCTGAGTTCCAATTGGGTCTGTAGCACGTGGATATGCTGCAGTTCCACCACCGTTGTATGGGCAACTAAACCTTAATGATTCATTAGCAATTCTGACTGTAGATACTGCAAACTTAACACTATTTGTTACTGCTGATACAAATGTATGTGGACTTAGATCGGTAGAAGGAATAGTATCAAGAACTTGTACAGTAAATGTATTTGTAGTGCAATCAAATGCTTCTAACCATCTGTCTGATGCATAGTCGGTAGAACGTGGATAATCACCATTACCACCACTACCATAAGTGCAACTAAACCTTATGGCACCATCTGCAAATTTAACAAAGTCACCATTTACACGTCCATGGTTATTAATAGTTACCACCATCAAACCAGTATTAGGATCGTATGTTGCAAATGTTGGTGTATGTGTTGTAGGTGCTGATAAACCATGTCCAGATCCTATGGTCAATACCATTTCACCAGATGCAGGAGCATATGTTCCATTTGTAGGAACAAAATGTTTGACTAACTGTTCTCCAACACGAGGATCAGAAATACCAACTACATCATTTGGTGTATATCCATTACCACCAGATACAAGTTTTACATTTGTGACACTGCCATTAGTAACTGTGATGTTAGCAGTAGCACCAACTCCAGTTCCAAGTTTATTCTTAAGTGGAATATTACTGTATACTCCATCACTATATCCTGTGCCACCCGCTAATTCATTTGGTTCATCGTTAGATATTCCAACATTAACAGTAATCGTTGTTGCTGTTTCTGCAGTGATAGCAAGGGTTTTGCCAGATACAGGATCAGTAGGACGTGGATATGCATGAGTAGAACCATGGTTATCTGCATCACAAGTAAATGTAATTCCACCATCTGCAATAGTGATTGTATTACTTGTAGTTAAACTATGAGAACCAATCTCAATAACCAATAAACCAGTTAGAGGATCGTATGTTGTTCCAGATGCAGCAGTAAATTGTGAACCACCTGTAACCTGTATAGCATTTGTGACACCACTTACAAATGTATGAGTTCCAGTTCCAGATAAACCTGTTCCAAATGTCTTAATTTCATCTCCAATCTGATCTAGTACAAATGAACCACTGTAACTAGAACGATCATAATACATTACAATAATTTTACTATCTGATAGAGGTGGTGTAACAAATGTTACAATATTATTAGTAAATGTATAAGTTGCAGGATTTGCAATAAGACCATTAATAGAAATTAGTAATTGTGTCTTCTGTGCAGTTTTGCCAATCTTAGTATTAAGTTCAACACCATCGCATCTTAATAAGAATGAGTCATTAGTTCCATCTACTTTACAATTAAGACTATGACTAACTCCAGAACCTTGTGATGTTAAATTTATTGCACTTCCACCTACAGTTGCTGATAGTTCAATTGTATTAGCATCAACGTACTTGACATAATATGATCCAGAATTAGAAAGTCCACCTATAGGAATTGAATACCTATTGTTTGGATAGTTTCCAACATCAATGGTTGGTAATGGGTCACTTGGAGTAGAGATTACATTTGTAACAATTCCTGCCAATACATTAATAGCACTCTTAACATCTGCACATCCACCAGAGTCATTGGTAATACTGAGATCTGTCTTTGGAACAATGTTTGTATATGTTCCAATAGGTAGACTATTAGTAACTGCTAGTAGACATAAATCTCTTGCTTTGTTAAACGCATAGATTGTTTCTGCCTCTTCACCACCAACATGTTGGATTCCTGTTCCAGTAGTATATGTCTCTGCAGCATCTACAGTAAAGTAATTACCACCATACTTAAGATCGTTAGTCCATGATATAACTACAAGTCTTGTATCTCTTGCACACTTTACTGTATCGTAAGTTAATGTTGGATATTGTGTGCTTAAGAAACCGATTGTTTCTTCTACAATGTAATCAATGTTATTAATAATTAAATCTCTAGCATCTAAGAATCTATCTCCACCAGATAGGTATGTTACAAGTTGTCCATCAACAAGACCATGACTAGGAATTGTAATTCGATCTGTATTTCCATCTACGATAGTAGAACTAGATCCATCAAATGTAAGTGTTCTATCACTGAAATCATCAATCTTATATGAGATACATGATAAGATCTTTTGTACGTCTAATAACTGTTTTCCGTAGATAGAAACCTCTGTGGGAACTAGTGCACTGTAATCTGGTTTTGATAATGCAAAGTTATTAATTGTTGATAACTTACCAGTTGATTTGGCAGATGGTTTTGGTGTAATGAATGTAGTTCCATTAAATGTAGTTCCAAGAGTATTTGTATTACTTGTCCACCAATCAAATTGACTACTTGGGTTAAGATTAGCACTAGATCTAGGTCTGTATGCCTTACTGACACTTTGTAGTAACACTTGTGTGCCAACTACTTTAAATCCTGCAGGGTGTGCAGCAAACTTAAGTGGATTCTTCCATTCAGTAATGTTTATTGGTGATGAAATATCATATGAGAATTCTTGGAATCTATTACTATCATATACACGCTGTTCATTAACATCTAAGAATCCAGTTGTTCTTTCCCAATTTGATGCACTAGTGCTAATTGGTGATACAATAAATTCTGCATCTGCTCTATCAAATGCATGTATCTGACCAAATGCTGCTGTCTCTTCACCAAATACAGGTTGACCAACTACAAACTCACCTTCTACAAGTTCCACACTTACAACTCTACCACTAGGATCCCAGTCCTTAATAAATCCATATGCTGTATATGAAGAAGTAGAAGCACCTTGATATATTCTCTCTCCAATAGAGAACTGTGCTGGCTTCATATAAGCAATAATGTTGTCACCTAAGTCTGTAGTTTGAACAGAGAAGTATGCCTGTCCTGTTACTGGATCTCCTAGTGCTACACTTGTAAATGCAATCGTAGTCTCAGTATTAGCATCAGCAAGAGATGCAGCAAGTTTGATTTGATTATCTGCTAGTCCATTCGCAGTTGTTCTAGCAACAGCATAGTAAGTGGTATTTGGTTGTAAAGGTGTAGGAAGGGTTCCTGATGTTTCTACTAATGTCAATGCTGTCCCTGTAGGAATCTTTGCATTATATGGGAAGTTTAATGTAGAACTAGAATTTAAAGGTGTAAAGTTATGTGTGACTCTTGCTTGTACTGTTGGTGCTGATGTAAATCCTCTACCAGACTTAATAACTTCAACAGATTGTATGACCTCATTCAATACTACTGGTTCTAAGACAAATAACGAACCTTGACCACCTACAAGAAGAATATCTGGTTGTGCCACAAAATTCTGACCACCATTTACTACATCTAAGTAATCAATTGTCTGAGTTCTAATTAATTGTAAATTATATGTTGTGTTTAACTTAGGTTTGAGAGTTCTATCATGACTATAGTTGAATGTAATATTTTCTCCACCAATTTTTAGTATCTCTCCTAAGTCTGATGATTTGAGTAGTACAGATGCACCACTTCCAAGTTTCTGTTCTATGTTGATAATAGGTGCACTTTGATATTGCTGTCCTGCATTTACGACATTGATTGAAACCACACCTTCATTTAATATAATCGCATTCAGACTAGAGTTAATACCATTTCCACCTTGAGCAGTAATATTAGGTGCTGACAAATAACCAGATCCAGAGTTTGTTACTGTTACAGAATCTATTGATGCATTTAATAAAGTTTCTGTAGAAGCAGGACTCGCAAATGAGAGTGAAGTTATATTCAATATTAAATCATCTGTCCCATCAGATCCACCTAGATTAGCACCAGAGAATGTGACAGTCTTATCCTTAACATATGCAGTTCCACCATCATTGATTACAATATTAAGAGTTCCGTCATTATTGACCTCTACATCTCCATTTGCATCTATTGTAATAGTGAGATTCAGTCCAGTTGGATTTGTTGCTATGTTAGTAGACTTCTGAGTAAGATTTGAATATGTCCCTGCTGTTAAATTACTTGTTTGTGTATTTACAGATAATCCAGTCACAGATCCAAAATAAGGATCATCTAATATTACAGATGGTGCACTTCTATAATTTGATCCTCCACTATTGACTGTTACTTCACTTAACTTACCCGCACCAGATATAGTAATTCCAACTGTTGCTTGTGTTCCAGTTATAGAACCAATAGTAGCAACAGAGTTACCACCTGTATAAACTCTAGATCTAATATTAAATGACTGTGTGCCAGTTCCAGAATTGGTTATGGTTATAGCAGTTCCTGCTTCTGCAAGTTGTGGTGTTTCTGCTAATTTAACACGATCTGTTCCATCAGGAATAATATAGTATGTTTGTCCTACTACCAATGGTTGTACAGGGTTAGTTCCTGCAGAAACATATTTAACTGGATCACCTGTCTTTGTATTATGAGCAGCAAACGCAAATGTCTCTGGATTTGCTAAGGTGTCAATTTGTGATGGGTTGATATTATACTTTTTACCATCATTAAACATGATGTAACCTTTGTTAGCAAGTATTACTGAACCTGGTCTTGTATTACGTAATGGTTGTAACCTTAGTGTAGAATTAATAGGATCCCAAGAAATAACTTTACCTCTTGCAGTCGTATCATCTTGAACTGCCTTACCAACAATAATCTCATCTTTTACAAAGTTACCTAATACATTCTCTAGAACGATATCTACAAAATCTGGCATTGTAACGATAGCACCAGGTGGATTACCCGCACTATATCCCTGACCTTGGTTTGATACAGATACATTTGATATACCACCAGAAATAGTTGCAAGTGCTGTCGCACCAGAACCTGAGCGACTAGACCCACTTAGTATAGGCAACGACTGATAGTTTCTACCGTTATCACCTATGGTTATAGTTGATACACCTCCAGATGGGTAGATTGAATTGGTAGAGTATGATACACCTGTACTATACCCAGACTCAGGTGCTGCAGCAATTTCATATACTACACTACTATCAGTCTTACTTGTTATGGTATGTGTTCCTAGTATTGGATCATTAATTATGGTAAAGTATCTGCTGTTAGTAACATCACTCTTAACACTAATAACATTACCCATAGCAAGGTGATTTGAACAAACATAGTGTAAAATGTCTGGAGTGTCTAAAGTAGGAGTAATCTCTACACTACGTGTAGTTGCTGTTGCAAATTGAGAAACATATTCTGAGTATACAACTGTATCACCATTAATTTTATATGTAACTCCTTTCTCATATCTGTTCGTGCCACCATATGCATCCTCACTCTGAGAGAAGTAAATGGGGTGTGTAGCATTTGTTACACCATTCTGATTAAACACATATGTGATACCACGAGACATTGTAATTGCAGGAGCCTCAGTTACAGAACCATACTTGTCACCAATAATATTGAATCCATTACTAGAACCATAATTGTACAAAGGATGAGAAGTTGTCTTAGCAGCAACAGAAACAGTAAATGTGTTTGGTGCAGTGATTATATGTTTTATATCATGATAATAGAAAATGCCAGGTAAATCTTTCATCAAGATTGTTATTGACTCCTGTTCATTCGTAATTGAGTTCCTAACCTCATCAGTAACGTTTTTGTATGTGAATACATCAGTGTTAGATGGATCGAGTGTAAAGTTTAGAACTTTTCCAGTATTACTTGCATCATTGGTGTCAAACACATAGGAGTGTCCATTTATAAGATCTAGGTTTGGTTCCTTAACGTATACGTCTGCGGGAGTGCTTCCTGCATTACCTGTTGTAACGTTTGCAGCAGAGGTTGTTGCATAATTTCTCTTAACAGTAAATCTATGAAGTGTGTCACTTCTGACAACAACATAGTTTGTCTTATTATAAGACGAAGGTGAGACACCTGAGATATTGACTATATCTCCTGCACTAAGTTGGTGTGCTGCATCTGCTCTACACTGAGTTTCTCTTACAACTTGTGTAAGTGTAATAGTAAATCCACTACCACCTACCTTATTACCAATGTTTACATTATCTGCAGAAATTGTGTCTCCAACATCAAAACCATATCCAAATTCTGTAATTGTTACAGATGTTACCGCATTACTAGAAACGACAATAGTTGCTTTTGCTGCTTTTCCGTCACCGTTAGTTGTTATTGGAACATCGGTGTATGTGCCATTCTCATAACTGGATCCACCAGTAATACTTGCCCAACCATCTTGGAATAGATTACCATCAGTACGTATTCTTAGATACTTCCATGCTACACCTCCGTCAGTTGTAGTTCCTGATGTATGTGTAGGTGTAGTTACACCAGAAGTTGCAGAAGGGAATTGAGCTTCATATACTCTGTTTCCAACATAAACTATATCGCCATACTCATATGCGGTTCCAGACGCCCAAGCCTCCGCAAGTTTCATACTTGTAAGGTTGAAATACTTAAAGTGATAGTTTCCGTTAATTACTTTAGTTGTAAGATTTCTACTAAAAGAATTATCGGTTGCAGAAACTGTAACACTATCTCCTACTTGTAAGAGATGTGGAGTAGAACAAAGAAGTTGTCCTGCGTATATGTCAAATCCACTATCAGATGCTGCAGCAAATACATTATTAAGTCCGCTTACTGTTACACCTTCTACTTGAGATACAACTGCACTTACGCCATCTCCACCAGTTCCCGTATTATCGAATGTAAGTCTGTCGTTAACCTTATAACCTTTACCGCCACCTTCTACAAGGTATTGATTAATATTCTGTGATGAGAATTTATTTGTAGATGATACGATTAGAGAATCCGCTTGTCCACCTCTAATGAATGGATAGTAACTATAGTATCCAATACCATCCTCAATGTATGTGAGCGTTTCACCTGTTTCCATTACAATAAGAGTTGTGCTGTCTTCTAATGCGAGGAAGAAGTCAACCTTATTGTCTAATTGCTTTCTCTTTGCGACAATGTTGTCAACACCAATATACGGAGCTCTGTAGCGAATTGCATCTTCTGTGAAGTTCTTCTGTAATCCATTACCATTCCAGTTTGTAGCATCTGCTTCTCCGTAAAACTGAGATCCTACAAAGTATGGGAATGCGGGGTTACCAGTTGTTCCTGTAATAGTTGTAAAGTAAGCATACACTCCATCAGGATACTCTGGAGTAACGCAGAATCTGCCATTGTAGCGGTCTAGATCGCCTAAACCTTCCACATACTCATAATCCTCTAGATACGTGCCTAGAGGGTCTGTGAGACCGTTCAGAAGGGTCTCTCTGGATGTCTTTACTCTGTAACTACTTCTAATACGTTTGTACTGGTTAAATGGTAATTTATTCTCAGGATCCTGATAACCATAAGGTCCGTAGATAGGATGTCCATCATACGCCCAACCAATAATCGGTGAGTGCACTGTAGGAGGTAACTCCGCTAGGTCTGCACTAATACTGTCCTTTAATAAGAATCTAAGTTGTTTAGGGTTATAAAGATATCCATACTCTCCACCATAGATTAAGAAGTTCTCACCTCTAAATGATCCACCACCATTTACGTCTGTAGTCTTAGGTGATACAAATGTATTACTACCAAGTTCTAATCCTGTTGCTGCTTTGTTTATGGATAGTTCTGTAAGTCTAGTTTGGAACTGTGCACCTGAGCCAGGATATATGATGTCTACCTGTGTAGAACCCGCAGTATATCCAATACCTTTACTTGATACCGTAATACCAGTAAGTTGACCTGTGCTTGTATCCACTGTAGCAAACGCAGTAGCACCAACTCCGTCTCCTGTAATAACAACGTCAGGAGGACCTGCGTAACCACTACCTCCGAATGTAACAATGATACTCTCTATCTTTCCGTTTAGGATTGATGGATACGCCACAGCACCGCTACCACTAATCAAACTGACTGTTGGTTCGTATGTATATTCCGTACCTGCATATTCTATGTTAATACTATCTACAGGACCTCGACAAACTGCAACTGCAGTTGCTCCTGTTCCGCCACCACCTGTAATTGCTACTGAGGGAACACTCGTATATCCCGCACCACCATTTGTAATATTGACACCAGTTACGGAACCGTCCGTAATTTGTGCGGTAGCAAACGCTTGGTTTCCGCTTGTTGCTCCTCCACCTACGATAGAAACGATAGGTTGTGTAGTATATCCGCTTCCACCGTTCGTAACGTTAATTGAAGTTACGGAACCAGATAATACAACACTAGCATCTGCACTCTCTCCTTCATACAACCAATCAATATTTCCAACAGTCTGTATACCAACTGTATGTGTAGGGTAAACAGTTGGTGATGATGTTCCCGCATTTAGAGATCTATACCTCCTACCGTTTATAGGAGCATTAGGATTTGTTGTATAATCTGTTTTTGGATACTGAACACGAATTCCTGATCCATATGCTGTATCTAACTTATATTCTTGTTCAAACTCTACACTAGGTGGGTTTGTGATATCATATCCAGATCCACCATTTACTTTCTCGATAGATTTGATACCACCGAACTTTGTCTTAATATTAGACTTAAATGAGAATAATGGGACGCCATTTGCACCAATACCAACTTGACCTACAGGAGTATCGGTTTTTTGCGATTTAATACTTGGTGAAAGAGGAATACGCTTCAAATATCTCTGGTTGCCAGGATCTAGGTCTTCTGTGGCAAAAGGTCCTATCTTATGTGTTGGTATACCTGTACTAGCAACTATTGCATGTTCAGTTGACTTATATGTGTTCTGAACGTCTCCTGTAGTTCCTGATATTGCTAAATTGACGGATTGGTCGTCAGAACTACCAAATGCAAATTCTCTAGCAATATAAAACTCATATCCACTAATACCAAATGCAGGAGATGATGAAAAGACAAATTCAAAAGTAAAGTCGTCAACAATACCTACAACGGTGTGAGAATTGTTGTAAATGTCTTCTGGAGCATTTAATATTCGTACAGAGTCATTTCTAGTCAATCTGTGCTTCTCTGCTGTTACTATGGTGCATCTAACTGATCCATCGTTTGCAACGGTTCCTAGAGTCGCAGAGACGCCTCTGAGAGCACGTCTAACGTTGTATATAAACGAATCCCATATAGGATCAATACTATCGAAGCCAGGTGCAGCGGGTGTAGTGACTTTTGAGTCTGGTAAGTAATATCTTCCACCAGTATTGAGTATAACTCCCCTAGTTCCACCAAATATCTTTAATTGGATCTCAGAGTTGTCAATATTCGAGTTTCCATAGATTTTGAACGCAGCAAAGACTTCTTGACCCGCATCATGTGCTACATTGCTTGAATTGTCTCTTGCTCGACTACATCCAAGGAATTGTGTAACTGTTTTGTCGGTATAACTGATTATTTCGTCTTCTATCCTAAATTTACCGTTTGTCTCAGGCCATCCAAGTGTAGAATCTACTGTTACGATAGTATCGGTTAAATTAGCACCTAAATCTTGTGCTAGAGTTGTTTTATACGGAGTTACGAACGTTCCGACTGAATTATTGGTATCTACGTCAATTTCAAAGACAGATCCGCTTGGAGTGAAAACTTCTACGACTCCTTTTACGTAAATTCTTGCATATTGAACATTTGAGTCGTTTGGATCCGCATCTTGGTATAAAACTTGCCCTACAAGTTCAATTGGGTTGCCAGTTACAGGAGTTGCACGAATAATCTCTCTAGAAGTGTAATATGCGTCACTAGGTTTGAATATTCTCTCTCTAGGATAAGACACTTGAGACTCAACGCCAAAAAGTGTTCTTAGTACAAACTGAAATGACCTACTTGTGCCTTTTGTAGAGTAAAAGTCCTTAATACGTTTAATAACGGTGCTTTCTGTAACACCAGTTGCAAAATTCTTTGGATATGTGTTTAAAAACTGTTCTTTGAACTTCCCAAGCATGTAAAGTGGGAAAATATTGTTCAAGTTAACAACTTCTGTGCCAATAGCGTGTTCTGCAGCGACTGTACTCTCAAATTGGTATTCAGATACGCTTCCAACCGACTTTACAGCATTAAATCCTCTTGCACAGTCTTGGAAAAGTGTAGATCCCTTCTTTTGGTAGTAAATTATCTCATCATCTACTAATAAAAGTCCTTCTGACGGAAAATCACGTGTAGATTCAACGTCAATCGTTGTAGAAGACGTTGAAACAGCAGAAATTAGTGTTGTAGTGGTAACTAACTCTCCGTAATTGTCAATATTGTAATAATCTGACCAGTTTTGAATTATATCGAAGCAATATCCCTTTAATTCTTGCGATCTGTAGTATTCTTTGACAAAATCAATGAACGTAGGAAACTCTTCCCGTATAAACATCGGGAATTGTCCTTTTATATGGTTTGATATTCTAGATCTGGATTCTGGACTGACCTCAGACGGAACGGGTGGTTGTGTAACCGTCGTTGTGGGCGTTGTCCACGATCCAACTCTCCATGAACTATTTGTCATATTCGATTAATAGCTAGATTCTGGAATTACTCCTGTTCCAGATAGATTTGAACCACTACTGATAGTATCTTCTACTACAGTAATCACTGTGTTATCTATACCCATAGTAATATACGTTTCTCTCAAAGATACTAGGTCATTTGACTTCGGTGTTGCTTTGATCTGTAGTGTATCATTTGTTACACTAGTAGATTGTATTATCAAGTCATTAATTACAATCTCTCCCATATCATAATCTACAGATCCCCACAATCCGTCAATGTATTCAAACTCACCAGTTCCTTTAACATAGTAAAGTCTCAATGCTCCGTTAGCATCGTCATTTAGGAAGTAAGTATTGACATCATCACCAACAATCTTAAATCCACTAGACATTATAGATGGATTAGTAGATGTTTGTTGATTGATTCTATTACCATAACAGATTTTGTAGTTTACACGAGTGTTTAGATCTACAGAAATGTTCTTTCTCATTACAATTTTTGTAATGTTAGAGGTAATTGACCTTTCTGCTTGGTCAATGATGTTTTGGATCTTAGAATATTTGAATTTACCGCCAAATTTATTAAACTCACCACTAGCATTAAGTGCAGTAAGTGTTGTAATCACCAAATTCTTAACTTCTGCAGGAGTTTTACGTGTATTATTGGGATTGTAATACACAAAACTGTTCAAATCAATGTACAATATTGACGGATCAATGATTGTAGGTTGAATTGCAGCAATAGAATACTCTCTCAGTTTCTTCAAAACGGAATTTTTCTCAGAAAGTGATAATTTATCAGCATTTTTTGGTTTGATTGCCAAAAATACCTTGCCAAATTCGGGAGGTTCCGCTTCTTCTCCACCGTAACATGAGATTGATGCGACGTTTGGATAGATTTGCGGTATAATTGCTTCGTAATCCTGCGTAGAAACTGCTCTACCGAACGCAGAATAGAATTTTGGAGCAGAGAATTTGATAGATTCCGTAGATTCTGGTTCTGCACCGCCATCTGGGAACGAAATTGCGTTAATTGTAATGCCAGAAGTTATCGCATTGTTCAAATTATCACGGTAAGTTCCAATATTCTCAAAAACTTTCAGTCCATTTGCACCTCTTCCTGCAGATGTTGTGTATTTTACAGTTACAACGTCTCC